CGGACGCTGGCGCGGTGGTGATCAGCGCGTAGTTGTCGTCATACCATTTATTTGGCGTGCGGAAAATTTCGCCCAGGCCATCGGTGTCTGATTTCAGTTTATCGAACGCCGCTTTGCCCACTACCTCAGCGACATCAATCGCAGTACCGTTCGCGTTCCGGTAATAGATGAATGAGTAATCGGACCCACTGCCCTGCGGCACGCGGAAATATTGTTTGTCGGTCGTCCCGGCCAGGCCGCTGGCGATGCTGTCAAAAGTAAAACTCGCGGTATCGAGAGAGGCAACGATGTCGTCGATTTCAGCATTAATGCCAGCGATTGTCCTGTGCTCACCACCAAGGCGGTCGATGTAGCGCTTTGCACTACCGGTTGTGAACTGGTCGATTTTTCCGATATTAAACTTCAAATCCTGCGATGCTTCACTCGGAACAGGGTTCTGGGTAGGTGTAGTAGCCATAATTTTTCCATTAAAAAACCCGGCACAATGGCCGGGTTAGCAGGGGATAAGGTTTGCTCAGGAGTAAATCAGATCACTGTATTCTCGAGCGGTAAGCGCGGTAGTTCCGTCAGTGCCGGGGGTCTTGTCGGTGATTACCCACTGAGTGGAATCCAGCTCCTCAGATGTAGCGATGAAGTACCGAGAAGGTGACTGGGTTTCAATGCCGTCATAAATATTGAGTTGAATATTGGGAATTGCAGCGCTGAAGCCGTATGCATTATCTGCGAGAGGCTGGGCCGGGTATCGTGCTGTGGGAGTTCCAAGATAATCAGTAACCACAACAAACATTTCGCCAGTAAAAGTGATTCGCTCACTGGTACCAAAATCGTTACCCATGCGTGAGACAATATTTCCTGACTGCTGATTGGTGTCGTAGGTGTCCACAATCTGCACCATGTCGCCAACGTTCACCCATTCACCATCTGCAAGGGCTGTGATGCTCATCGCCATGCGTGAATAGATGAGTCGTTTGCACTCCCGGAGCGCCCTTTCATCAGACTGGAAAGCGTCACGGATATACATCATCTCGAATTTCTTCGCTTTAACAGGCGCACCAGAGACGATGGCACCATTCACTATCCGGTACCGGATGAAATCCTGTTTGTTTGTTGACGGGTTGCGGAACTGCACCTCCACTCCATCGAAGCCGCCAGGCAGCGTCATGTCGTAGCTCAGCGAGTAACCGGCCTCGACAGTGTTGTTACGGTTGAATACCGTAGCCGGACTTGTTCGCTTCTTGTCACGAACAAACGACATCACCCCATCATCCCAGAATGCCGTCACGCTGGCCGCGTCGCAGATTGCTTCCAGCCGCGCACCGAGTGATACATCCTCATCGTCGAACGTGTAATCGAAGCGCCCGAGTCGCGGGTCGATTTCATCAATTTCAGCCTGAATCTGGTACAGACCGTACAGGTCAATATTGCTCTCCGGCTGCCCTCCCATAACGAGCCATGTATGCGCCGCCGCATCTGCAAACCGGCGTGATGGCCGCAGCGTGTAATCCACTGACTGCGTACTCAGCGAGTAGCTAATGGTATGGCGATTAATCAGCGCGTTGTATTTCAGTTCGCGACCAGTAGAGTTCTCCGTCGCGCTGACTTTGATGATGACCGTTGTGTCATTGGGATGGCTGACGTTAGTCCTGACGTTGACTGCATGCACTTCCTCAACTTCGAGTTTGCTTGAGTCGCTGGAGTTATCCGTCCTGTGGAAGGACAATGAATAGCGCCCCCGACCGGCAGTAGGTGTGATTTTGTCAGTCCGGTAAAACGTCTCGCTGTTGTAATCGTGAGGAGTCGTTTGCCGAAAAGTGAATGTCTCAGTTGTGCCAGGTACCTGACTGTTATCTTCATTCACTTTCCAGATTTGCAGTTGCCAGTTCGTTTCACTGTTGCCGCCAAGGGCGGAACTGGTATGAACCCAGAGCTGATCGGAATCGATAGGCGAAAAGAACGGACCAACTGTCAGCGCAGCGTTGTCATTCAAAATGAATTTAGTGGTGTTGATCGTTGCCGCTGCGATATATGGGACACTGGAGCCATTGATAGTATCAAATGTAAAAGTGTAATAAGAAACTGGGTCAGTTACGGCGCCATCATCAGATTCTTCGGCACTAATCAGATTAGCAAACAGTGTCACATCTTCGGTCTTTGTGCCGCCAGTTACCGGATAGGTGATGTTAAGGACGAAAGAAACGGCATGTGGCAATGCCAGGCCCATAAAATAATCAAATTCATCCTGCTTAACGATCTTCACTGCAATCTGACCGCCTGCGTAATTGCCACTAATCATTGTTGATGCAGTCGCCGTCTCGATAGGAACGCCGGTATCCTCGTTTTTACCCGGCACCTCCTGCCCGTCTACATCGTCGAACTCGTACCCTTCATAAACAATGGGTATCACATCGCCAGGTTGGTGAATTTTGTATGAAGCACCCGCCATTGAACCAACGTTAGTCTCTGAGTAACGCATCTGGCTGATACCGTACTTACCCACGCCGAAGTTCATGAACTGAGTGACTTCTTTCTTGTTGTTCACGTATTCGAAAATAGCCTGTTGGATGAGGTCGGGATACGCACGAATCAGGCCGTAGTTATCAGGCCGCGCCTCGCCGTTACGGGCAATGTTGGTTTGCCCTTTCAGGCTGTTATTCGGTGATGTCTTGCTTTGCCCCGCAGCGCCGCCAGCATTAGGCTGCTTAATGAAAGAGCCCATCACCTTTTGCGTGAATTTTATTGGGTTGAAGTGTTCAAGGGGGTTGAGAAGGGTTTTAGCCAGACCGCCATCTTTTGGCTGGTCAAAGATGATAATCCGGTCATCGGCATGGATGGTAAAATCCACATCATCATCGTCCTGCAGTTCTCGCCCGTTAATGATGGCCCGAACATCAGAATGTACACCTGCAGCTTCAAGCCACTCGCTGAACGTCGCCCCCGCTGGCACCTGCACCCGTTGCTTCGGCAGCCCCGGCACCCTCTGTATTTCGATTACCGGCATACGAGTAAATCTCCGTCCTGGTGAATAATTTCTGGATAGTGCGGATCTGGTCAGAGCGAACGCTGCCATTTTCACCGCGGCTGTGCAGCGCCCTGCCATCGACAATCAGTCCAACATGCACCGGCTGCGCGCCGTAGTACGCAATGAAGATATCGCCGTCGCTAAAGTGTTCCGCCCGACGCCAGTACACGACTTCACTATCAAAGCATGTCATGAAGTCCTCGCCTGCTTCGTAGTCAGGCGAGTGGTGCAGCTCAATGCCGAGAACGTGCCGGTAATAGAGAATCACCAGGCCCCAACAGTCTGATGCATCGAATGTGCAGGCGCGGTTATGCCAGGGTATGCCGATTACCCTTTTCAGAAATTCAGATTTAGACATTTTTTAGACCAGTGAACTCTTCGACGTTGTACAGCAGGCCAATGTTGGCATTGAGCGGGTTCTTGATTGTCAGTGACACGGTGACGTCACTGGCATCCAGGCTGATGTCGCTCACGAACAGCGTCCACGCCTTGAGTGGCATATTCATATCGGTGGCATCAAAACGCTGACGGGTAAACTGAATTGGCTCAATACGTCCGTACGCCTTCCACTGCTTAAGTTGCTGTTTAAAATCCGACGCCATGCGGCTGAATTTAACGGTTGAGGCGACAATGGGTGTGGAACTCTGCTGGCTCTCTGCGATTTCCATCCGGCAAGGCTGATAAATCTTCCCGGCAAAAGTCTTGGGAAAGACCTGACCGGCAACGAAACGGATGTACCCAAATGTCGTGCTGTAGATGGTGATTGTGTCGTAGAGGATTCTGTTCGGGCGACGGCTTTTGATTTCTCTGAATGTCGTCATTATGGCGCTCCCGGCATATCCACAGTTACGATGACATCAAGGAAGCCACCCGTCCCCGGCGGAAACTCAACTATCACATCTGCATACTGGTCATCAGAATTGTTTAATTTCCGGCAAATAACATCGCCTGACCATGTGAATAACGAACCAGAAGGAGTCCAGGTTGGTTGAGCAATAAAATGTAGCTCCTGCATCTCCGCTTGACCGTTATCACCAGAGCCTATGCCAACCGGCATGTTGAACCACTGATTACCGTTATCCAGATATAGCGGACTACGAACCCACTGCATGAATGCACGGTGCTGATCCCGAGTGAATATCCATGTCAGCGAGAATCCGGTTTTCAGGTCGTCAGTGAGCCTCTGGAATATTGGTGCGCCGACTTGTGGCAAATCGGTGCGAAAGCCGGTATCAGGCTTAGGTGTTTTCGGCTTCTGGGCCAGCGGTAGCCAGTCCGGGTAATCAATTGCCATTTACCTTTCTCCGGGCAATAAAAAACCCGCCGGAGCGGGTTAATGTTTATGTATCACATGGTAAGCGTTAGGCCACGAAAAATGGCTAGCTGAGTTGGTGAGAAAACAAAAAATCACCAATGGCGGTTTCAGTGATTTGGTAATTCATTATGAGTTTGTGATTTGGTAGCAAACCTTTCCTTTAAAATCGTATTATCAAGAATAAAATCACTACACCCGATATTTTCATCTGATGGCATCTCTGATGGGATCGGTATGTGATTACTCTTGATAGATGTTGCTTTGCAATTATCCATCCATCCCCCTGAGTGATAACACCTACTTACGGAATTCAACGAATAAATATCCAACAAAAAGCCCACCTGAGTGGGCTGTTGTCGTTAATCATCTTGCGGGGTGAAAGCAGATAAGAAATTTTGAGCTACTTGCATCGCTTGCTCAAATCATCTCTGGCAAGATCGGCTTGATTCCCCATATCGTATAGGCTTACTGGCTTATCAACCATCAAGACGTTTGATTTCTCAAACACATGGGCAATGAACACTATGTTGGCATTTTCTTTACCGTTAGTGACAGTCGCCTTTCCACACACGTTACCGATACGCGCATAGCTAGAATCTTCGTATTCCGGGAAAAAATTGACATCTGTAATTGATGAAATCTTTACACTTTCAGGGAAAAACTTTGTTTTTGCATCACTTGTTACTCGCTGAACAATTTCAGCGTTAGAAATCGCCATGGCTTGCAATGGCAGCAACAACATAAGTCCAATTAATATCTTCTTCACATCCATATCTCCATATGTAACATTTTGCGATATGGTATCAGAGAGATGATGCAAGCCAATGCAAAAACCCTCCGGAGAGGGTTTGTATCTACAGATTAGCTCTTATTTAAACGGACAAGACTAAACCCATCTATTTCACCAATATCGAAACGCCAATTCATAGCGTAATCACTAATATTATTGTTGGAAACAATGCGGGCATTCTTCAAATGCAAAAAATTGACCGATTTCTCTTTATTTTCATCAGTTAAATAGGCGGAGTTTTTCACATCCGTGTAGTAGGCTGTTGTTGCCTCTATGGTCTCTTTCGATGTTGAAGATTGATTGGCTTGCTCAATCATCAAATCACACCACTCAGCACCACCAATTAATTCTCCAGTGTAAATAACGCCCTTAACAGAGACGGTAATTCCTTGAGTGATGCCTTTATTTGCCCACGTGACGTAATCGATTAAAAAAGCATCAACCCTCTTGGTGGAAAATGCTTCTACT